CGTAGTTGTTTTCGATATCGTATCCCAAAGCTTTTGCAATAGATTCAGCAATTGATACTTCTTCATCTGACTTTTGATCATATTCTTCACCGTCTGAATCATCGTTATTATCCTCATCAGCAGTATCTTCATTATCATTATCATCAGAATCGGGAGTATCTGCATCATCATCAGAATCAGCCGTATCCTCTGGTTCATCTTCTAAAGTGTCAAGGTTTTCAGAGGTCTCTTTAGTTTCCTCTGTAGTAGTTAAGCCATCACCAATAAAATCGTCGAAGGTGATGTCTGCAATGTTCAATTTTTGTTCTTTGGTTGCCATATTACAAATATATTAGTAAGTACTTTGGTCGAAAGTATAAATTTATCTTTTATACTTAGCTTTATTATATCGCACTCTGTTCCTTAAACCCCCCTTAAAATAGGTATTTTGCATGGGTTCTATCGGCTGATCTTCTTGCATTTGAGCTGTTGCATCGTAGTACATTTCTCCACTTTGACCCTTTTTCATGAAAGGATACATGTGATTTCCTAAACTTCCAGGGGTATGCATGTTAGTATGCATAGGAGGTTGCTGCTCAAGCATTTGAGGAGCTTCTTCTTGCTGAGGTTCTTCTTGAGGAAGAGTTGGCATAGGCATTCCTCCTATGTTAGGACCTCCACTAGCATATGATTTAGCAGGTGATTCTATTACTGTTCCTGCATATGGACCAGTTGGAAAGTTTTGTATCCCAGGAGGTACAGACTTATAAGACTCTACTAAGTTACCTTGATTATCAATCTTATCTATATTGATAGGGATTTTCATCCCCTCAGTACTAAAACTCTGCCCAGGTTGTATATTAGGGAAAGCCATAGACTGATTTACTTGCCCTTGTTCGTGATACGGGCGTAATCCTTGCCCTTGTTCTTCTGGAGTTTGAGCAACTTGCATATCAAGTTGTTGCTGTTGTTGCTCTTTAGCATACTCTGATAGAAGATCTCTACCTTGGTCATAAGCACTAAAAACCTCTAGGATATTTCCAGGATATCCTATAGATCTAGACTTATTAAGTAATTCCCTTCTAGTTGAGTTATTCATTAGTTTGATTTGCCTTTATATCTAGTTCTCTTTCTTTAAGAGCCAACTGTTGCTGCTTAATTTGAAAATCTTGCATCATCTTTTCAAGATTAGCATTACTTCCTTTCTCACTAGCTTCAGCAGATATAAGAGCCTTTTCTATTTCAAGTTGACGATCCTTTTCTCTTTCAATAAATCCTCTTTCAACTTCCTGCTGTTTCATCTCTAACTCTTGCTGCTTCATTTCTTGCTCTGCTTGTTGCTGAGCTTGCTGCAATTCCTGAGCTGCTTTTTCAGCTTGAACTACTTTGTCTTTAATCTGAGAGAAGTTCTCACTTTCAAATATACTTATTACAGCAGAAGTTGGCAAGCCATTCTGAATCATAGACTGAGCCAATCCTTCAATTTGACGTTTCTTCTCAATGTCTTTGCCAGCATCAGAAACAAAGATTCCGTATTCTGACTCCATATGCTTTATTGGTTCTAGATCTATTTGATTAATAGAACCATCAGGCATTACATACATTGCCTTCTTTCCGTTAAGCCAAGCTTCCTTTGAGTAGTCCAAAAGGCCTTGGAGTTCTCTTTGCTCGAAGTGAGAGAACTTTCTAAAGATATCTTCAGTAATGTGCGAAGATTGAACAATGCTCTGCTGAGATGTAGCTTTTCCTTCATAGGTACCCATTTGGCCCTGTCTCTGCCTAGTCACTCCACTAACTTTCTCCCACTCAATCATAATAGATTCTAGAAGAGTAAGGTATTGAGATATTGTCTTGATAGACATATCCAATACAGACTGATGCTGAGGAGATAGTTGAATTCCTTCCTTGTTGTAATCTACCCAAGCAATACCTGTACCCTCTACAAAGTACATGAACTTATCCATGTCCCAGTTCTTAGGGATCATGTTAATGTCAAATTGAGCAATGATATCTTTACTACGAGCTATAGCCAGTTCAAGACGGTATTTGTAAATGTTATAGTTAAGCTGGTATGGAATACCTAAGCTTACTAGAGAAACACTCTGAGAGTTAATATCTGAGTATTTTCTTCCATTAATTGGGAGCTTGCACTTAGATGGATTATCCAGGCTAGCCCTTTGGTTTGGGTAAGGACGAATGTTAATGTAGAATCTACGATCAATTCTAGTACCCTCCCAAACCTCATTGACCCACTCATAAGTTATCTTAGCCCCTAGGTCTTTTAACTCCTGTGGTAACTTATACTCTTCCTCTACATCAAACATTTCTTCGACACCTGTAAGAGGATCAATGTAACTTACAAAACCTATTCTCTTTCTACTCTTCCAGTAGACTGATATAATCTCAATTAATCTATTACGATAGATATTATCATCTGCACCACTAGCTTCTGCTCTATATAAAAGGTAGGCTTCTGCAGATGTATGTGTTGGGGACTCGAGCTCTAATACTTGTTCAGGAGTTAAGTATTCACCATAAGCATCAATGATAGTGGATGCATGAGAATATTTTCTAAGTATTGCCCAGTCTGCATCTTCAACAAAATCAATGTCTGGATCTTTGTCATAGTCTACATCTAGTGGATTGATAACTTCATAAAAAGGTTCGTTTCTTCTAACTCCCTTATGTGAATAGCATTCTCCTGCTACAAGGAAATGGAAGAATTGTTTCTGTATCTTATCATAGATTTCATTATAGTACATGATGTAGTTTAAGCTAGCTTGTCCAGCAATTGCTCTAGAGTCTACATAAGTTCTATTGAATTCATCTGCTATTTGCTTAGGCAGTTGTGGGGGTTCTGCTTCGTAATCAATCTCTCCTTGCTTAGCCAATTCTGCAAGGAACTGAGCTTTTAGATTAGCAAGAAGTAGATTTTTAAGAGCCTCTTCTTTGATACTTACAGAGTCTGCATTCTGTACAGTTACTGTGTAGTCTAATGGACGTTTAGACTTTTCCCCAAGTAGAAGGTCTATGATAGGCTTAATGATCGGGTAATTTCTAAGCTTAGATGGGAAGTGACTTCTAGTCTTACCATAAGGCTTAAGAACATAGTTGTAGTCCTCTTCATCTATAACTCCGTTATAATAGTCGTATAGAGATTTAAGGTAACTGCGTCGTTCACTTATACCAAACTTTGATAGGTTAATGAATGCGTCTACACAGTTCTCTCTCCACTCTTTATTCTTCTGATTAAGAGGGATTCTTTGCTTTGGAATTGATGCTTGTCCGAACATTAATACAAAATTAGTTTTGTTTTACAGTAGCCTAGAAAATTCTAGTGTTTTATCAATACTATTATTAATATGACACTACCTATAAACCTTGTCAAACCACTCATTACTTGAGTTATCGGAGTCATTATAACTTAACTCCTTGTTATAAAGTTCTCTAGTATGGTACATCCCAACCATGAGTGCCATAACACGGTCAAAGTTACCTTTCCTATTAAACTTAATCAACTCCTGTAAAAGAGCAGGGTCATAAATTTTCTGCAAGTTAAGGGTTATTTCCCCATCTTCGTTCTGTCCCCTGCCACTAATTAGCCAATCTCGTATATAAAGTTCACCCTGAGCTTTTCTCTGCTCAGTCATGTGCATACCATACTGCCTTTTTACGTTCTTAGATCGTAACTCTCTCTTATCCAACATCTCGAATTCTTCTTGCAGTAAGTGTAGCTTTCTAAATCTTTTAGCATAAGCTATTACTTCTCCTCGGTCATTCTCAAATCCTATCTTAGCATTGTAGTATTCTGCTAGCATGAATAGGTTTCTGTTATACTCATCCTGAGTTGCAGGTCTACCTATATAAGAAGCTACTATAATATCATCTGGTTTAGATAGATTATTAGGCACCTTTATAACATATGCTGCCCCTAACGACATAGAGCTAGCTGCCTTTCCCTGTGCATACGGGTCATGGCAGATAATGTATAGATTCTTTGGGATTATATCTTCTTGAGTTTTAAACGGGGCTTCATAGATTACTACTGCCCCAGTTAAATCATCATCTGGTCTATGTGGGAACTTATAGATAGGTCTAACACTAGAGTTAGGGGCAAAGTCTGGCTTACCTTTAGTATTGTAGTACATCTCCCCAGCTACCCCTATCTTATGTAAGTCACTAGCTATCACTCTATTGTACTGCTCTTTTAGAGAGTTAACGTCGAATGTATTAGCTGTTACTTGAAGTGTTGCTTCTTGTGGGGTAAATGGATGTTCAGCTATGTACTGATCATATGACTTTGGGTCATTACCTTTCCTCTTCTTCTCCCTTTGTGTCTCTTCATAATCCATAGCTTCGTTAGATAAGCTATTTCCCTCACCATCCATAAAACCATCTAAGTTTTTATAGATAGGAACGAAGAATCCACAGCTAGTTCCCATAGCCCCAGCATCCCACTCGTTATCAAATGCTAAGCAGTCATAAGCTTCGGGGTGATAGAACAGTTCTTCTAATCCCTCGAATCCAGGGCCTTCTTCTCCACCAGTTCCAAAGGCAATCATAGTTCCTAGTGTTTTAGAACCCTGCCTCATTGTAGGCATAGCTACCTCCCAAGCCTTAAGCAAACCTGAGAATGAACCTGCTTCTTCAAAGAATATCAATTCCCCTGCTTTACCACGTATCTTATCTGGGTCATCTTTAAGAGATACCCCGATTATCTGTGACTTAAACCCTAGAGTTACGTCAGCTCCATTTACATTCTTCTTATATCCAGATTGCTTATGCATCTCCCTGTCTATAAGTCTAGGTTGACTCCAAGCTGTATTATCATCTACAAAAGAGACGATATCCCAAGCCTTAGATAGCATACCATCCCCAGTCAAATACTGTTTATCTGATGCAAATACGAAGTTCTTACTATTCCTTATATGAAAGTAGTTTCTACATAGCATAGCTGCGGCCTTGTAAGAGAAACCTTTACGTCTAGCCTTAAGCACAACCATATGTTTATTCTCTCTTCTACACCTATCTACCGATGAAAAGTACTCGTGATCTCCATCATAGAATGCTGGAAAGCTCCTATCTCTTCGTGAAATTGTCTCCCCATCTGGCTGTACTTCATCTATAATTCTATCGATAGGACAGTAGTTAAGGTAGAAGTAGTGAAATCCTGATATTCTAACCCCATTTATCTCGTGCCCGTGCATGCATCTATGCTGCTCTCTATCCCAATAGTCATAGTATTGCTTAGTACCAGGTAGGGCATCTGTGTAATACCCATACTCGATATAGTGACTAGCTGCCTCTGAGAATAAATGGCTGTCTTTAAACATTATTCACTGTACTTATTAGTCTTGACACCTGCTCTGTTAGGGTTATCCTTAGCTTGCTGCTTCTGTACTAGCTCTTCTAGTCTATCTAGTCCTTCGATTACCTCCCCAATCTTAGATAAGTTAGCAACTAAGTCTTTGGCTTGGTAGAGAAGCTTACCATTCTCATCCATAGCTGTAAGATCAATGTCTTTGAAGTACTTCTCTAGCTTGTTAACTGCAGATCTAGCTGATTTTAGAAGCTTAATTGCATGAGTCTCTGACAATTCCCTGTACTTCTGCA